TAGGATATGTGAATAAATGAAGAATTAAAGAAAAGAAATAAAGGGAATCTAAAATCTACTGGAAAACCAAAACCAGGGTTAGTAAATATAGAGAATAAAGAAACAGGTTAATAATGTGATGGAGGGTTAAATTCATTGCCAATTCAAACTATGTTCTGCTTCGAATGAAGAACGAGTGTAAACGCCGAATATATGAGCTGTTTCCACAGCCATTGGACCAACAAGATCTATGAAATTGCCAACGGCTTGATAATACGCGACCTTAGCGTCTTCAAAGTTGGAATAAGAACGCACCTCCACAGAATCTGGAATAACTCTTCCCTTTTCCGCCTGCCGATCAGAGAAATCAAGTGCAAGCATGATCTGAGTAAGCAGTCTACTCGGCACTGAATGATCAAGATCTATGTAAATCGCCTCGTCAGGGAACCTGTTGTTAACAGAAAAGGGAAGGTTTATTTGCATGTTTTCAAGCGCATTGCGGACACCTTCACGTTGAGCTTTAACTGAAAAGGAGATGTAGCGTGCTCTCCTTATAACGTTGAGAAAAGAGTTGTACAGACACCAATGGTGTGTCTGAAGAATCAGAGCTTCATTATGCCAGGCGTAAGGCATTATGCTTCAACGTATAGTCCCAAATCGTCTGTACTGTATTTCAGACCAAGATGATCAAGAATTATTTTTGCGTTTTCAACTGTTAGGTGAGGTGTTAAATTCTTATTCCAATGGAGTAGCGTTTTTGTTCTTTTATCGAGTTTGTATGTTTCGAAAAAATATATGACGGTTCTACCTTCTAGAACAGCTTCTAGTTTGCAAACAAGGTAGATTTTCTGATGCAAATATGAGGATAAAGATCTGGAAGTTATGAAATTGTCTCTAAGTGTTGCGAGCGTAACCTCTCTAAACAATTCACTTAACCCGTCCATTATAAAATATAGGCATTAATTATGAAAGCCTAACACTCAGTAGCATTGACTTTGGGATAGTAATAGACCACTGAATCTTCTGGTTTCTTGGATAGGGTTCCAACCAAGTGTTTTTCGCGGTGGAAAATCACGCTGTAGATGGCGATGCGGCAGTCTGAATCATTCATTAGGACTGAAGCTCCTTTTACCTCATTTAAGGAAATATTGGAGCGTGACGGGAAGAAATCTTCAATAACAAATTTTTTCTTCATGGAAAGCGTCAGATGCTCTTTAGCTTCAGAATGAGTATCGTGTGCGCGTATGCGTTTATTTATGACAAAGGCAAATTCATCGAAATCCGTGGCGTTAAGTGAACCTAATATTTGAAGAAATTCAGGCGCAGTGATGTGTGATCTGTGTAGGAAAGGTATGGGAACTATCTCGCATATTGCGGGCAGATTAGAGGCGAGTTCTGAAGTCCTCAATCTAGTAGTTGGAGAACAAGATTTACCGAAATGAATGGTCGTGGATGAAACAATCGCGCACCCAAAGTCAGTTTCAACATACACTTTTGAACTGTGTTTGTTTTTCAACAAATCAAGCGCCGAATATATGACATGCTGTAAGTGATCATGGGAGCAAACCGATTTATCAGCTATAGTACAACCGATTTCAGCCGCAAAGACGTCACGGAGATTGGAGCGGAACGTTGGATTCCTTTCTTCGTACATCGCTATTCTATCAAGGAAGAACGTGGCGAAAGCGGGATCGCGGAAATGCTGAGAATGAGAGAAGGCATCCAAGGGCCCAAACAGATGTTTATAGTTTTTATTTTTTATGACTTCATTAACGATCATGGAGTAAAATTGATGAACAGTAATCTTTTTACCTGGTAACGAAATTGACTTAACTATGCAGTCTTTAAATTCGATGTGCAAATCTTCTAACGGGACACGGTGCGTAACGTTATTGGCGAGATAATAGATATCAGTGTCAGCGCTGACATTGACTTTACCTTTGTGAGTTACAACGGGTTGGCGTGGGGGCGTATGAACGATGGGTGTGTATTTTGTTTGACGTTTAGTTCGCGATGAGGAGGTGCCACATTTCACAGAACACGGAGCACCGTTGTTCAATACTTGACAACGATCTGCCAGTACATTGCAACTGTCCTGAGTATATTTCCATGTACCATTGTCATAATATGAACCTGAACAAGGACGTTCAGGAGGTGGAGCTCTGCGGGACCTACGTTGCACAACAGAATAGTCAACTAAATCGTCGTCGGTTATAATGGAAACGGAATCAGAATCAGAGGAGTAAACGACAGCGGGAGTGGATTCGGTGGCATGAACTATGGCTGGTAAAGACATGGATCTCATACCCATGGATTTGTGGATAATAATCCCGGCCATCAGCATCATTAAGCAGAACATGTTTGCGTCGAATATAAAAGAAATCCCGTTAATAATGAAAGGGAACTAATCAACGACGATCTTTAAATCGAATTCATGTTCGAACTTCTGCTTATCATAGATGTTAGATCTGTCGTTGACCAGTGCAAGAAGATTATTAGTGGAAGTGTAGTACAATTCTCTGTGGGTAGTCAATTCGTCATTAGTAGGGTGCTGGGAAAGAGACAATGAACGGGATAGAAGAGAAAATGGGATCAAAAAGGGTTGTCTGCTTATTATGACCACAACGACATCCTCACGAAATATACCATCAACAAAGAAGTTCATTGAATGATCGTGAGTAATGGATGAAACAAGAGAACGAGCATATTCTCTCTCGTAGTATAATGAATAGTTGATATTTTGCATACGCAGCAAAACGCGCTGTAGGCGTGGAAGTTCAATGAATGTAAAACTTCTAGCGAAACGAAAGTTCGTAACAGGCTCGTATCTTTGTGTCACGGTGCCGAATATACGTTTCAAACCTCTGTAAGCAGAAGTAGCAAGATCATAAGCACCTGTGCCTAGTTCTTCAGCTAACTTCGCCGCTTCTATAATTTCTGCGGCAATTTCCGCCGCCTCGAGTAGAGCTGCTGCCATGTCAAAAATTCAATATACCAGAGAGACATTATATACTAAAGTCGAATCAAAGCTTGGGTCTCGAAGGATCGACTATCAGTGGATCGTCAGGTTCTCTATACAATTTACGGAAGTTTTCTGCGGATGACAAATGGGATCTGATAGTAGTTAATAACGGAGTTATTGAACGAAATCTTGTGTAGTAACGTTCGTTAATAGCGGATGTGAGAACGGAGTGCATAGACAGGTCTTCAAATACTTTTGTTAAGTCCCATAAGGAAACTCTGTACTCGTCCGCGTGTTCCCAATCCACAAGGTCATGTCGTCCCAACTTCGTCAATAATTTTAGTGGGTCTGGTATGAGTGCATGACCGTTCGATCCTCGCACGACAAATTTAGAACAGAAATAAGGGTATGTGTAGTAAAGGAATTTACTCTCCATGTTAAACAACTCTGCGCATAAATCAGCGTAATCAGGAAATCTGTGCTCCGCCTCAATGTACGAGTCGTCACCAGCGAAGATTCCACGCTCTATCTTGAAGAGTACAGAGAGCATAGCCATTAATATCACTGTATTGCTGAGGAATGTAGCGGCATCACCTGATTTCCTTTGAAAAACAACCCTGAAGTAAACGCCAGTGATAGTGTCGCGTACGTATGTTTCTTCATGAGCATACCTCCACAATGTCACTATCCTATCTGATGCACCAAGCAGCTTGAACAAAGAACACTCAAAGAGCAACATGGCTTTACCTTGACTTTTATCATATTTCTTCATGTCGACCTCCAATTTGTGATAGTTATGAGGGTGCGAAAGGATTTCGTCAAGGGTGGCGTTGAAATCATCCAGATCCACATCTGTCAACAAGGCGTATCTACGATCCAAGAGAGAAAGTAGTCTTTTCTTCAGAGTTCTAAAAACGGGGCAAAATAATGCGTTGAAATCTTTATCTTGGAAGACAATCGTTTGAGCTGATGAGTACGTGTAAGGTGCCGCGGTATCAAGCTGAGGTTTAAGAGTAGACTTATTCATGATTTTATAACGACTGAAATCTTGAGCAAAAATACACTGATTAATACCAATCTGATTAATTGTAGTAGTGGGTTGATCCTCCAACCACTCATAGACCTCAGGAATCGAAACATCAACAACATCGGTGGCATAAGAGAGTAACATAGTGGGAGCTTCAAAACAAAAGTACGTTTCAGTGAATGAGTCTAACATGGTGCTTGCTAGGTCCTCAGGATCGAGTATACCAGCCATTGATGGAACATTCAAATTACGTTTCAAAACAGCAAGAAGAGTATCTATTTGAGAGGGCACCCTGTTGTGAGGCATACTAGTCCTTAAAACTGGCACAAGGCATGGTCTAGGCACCTTTAGCGGTCTTGCTTTAGACAGGTCCAAACGCAATTGCTTTATCGGTAAGTGCAGATCAGTGTATTCAGCGAATTCCTGATCGAAATACCTATTACGCAATGAACTGCCTGGAAAGGATCTATCATAAAAGTCTTGCAAGAGCTCAACTTCATGACCGTGCGGCGTCAACAGTGAAAAGGATTTTGACAAATTGAAAAATTCTCGAAACCCATACGGTCGCGGTATAAGTAAATGTTTAAAAGGTGACGGGTCGAACTGCATTAAGAATTGGTTAACATGTGGATGATGTGTTGGCACGTCCCTGTAGGGCAGAATTGCATTGGTTTTTCTAAACCCGCCCGAGCCAGGTTTACATTTACACAAATCACTATTAGTAGCAGACACAGCCATGTCTATCAGCTTAGTTATAGGATCTATTATAGGAGTATGATAAACGAAGGATTCAGTGTGACGTGAAAGCGCGACCAATTGTTGCGATTTATTATTGTAGATGGGTTCATCTGGAATACTACCCGTTCTTATCAACCAAATGTGCTTAGATTGATTGCCTTGGAACTCACCAACTGTATACACCGGGGAAAATCCCATGAGTAGAAGTGACGATTTTTCAGCTCTCTTGAGAGTAAGATAAGTGACATCGGGGGCTGATCTGGGCAACTGATCAGGACTAATTGTCTGACACCACTTAAGAGATCGGAGTACTGTGGAAGCACTTTTAAATTCTCCGTCATAAAGATCTTTAAAAACATAAGCAACATCGACAGGACATCGATACGATATGTTCAAATGGGCTCTTGGTGGGATCAAATCCGAAACTTTCATGAACCTGAGAATAATAGCGCGATAAGGACAATAATAAGAAAGCTGTTTAGGATCACCAATCATCACGACCTTCTGAGGGTTAGCAAGTTGAATAGCAATGAGCAATTCGCCAAGGTGGCGCTGCATAACCTCGTCGAAAAACAACGTCGAAACAGATCTATCCCACTTTCTATCTCTATTTATTATGTACGAATGGACTGTGGCAGCCGACTTAGAATCCCCTTTACCCATTTCAGAAAATTTCTTCTCAACACTTTCAACCCCTTCTCTACTAGAACAGAGTATAAGATCACCATCCCTGAATTCCTTGACAACGTTGTACGTTTTTCCGCATCCTGGTACGCCTTGCTTGAAAAGTATAGGCGGTAGGGACTCAATTTCAGGCAAATGTTTTGAAGCATTGTAAAGCATGGGTTCGGTCATAACTTCGGTGTATTCAGAAAACATGACTATTGCGTTCTTCGATTTGGCAACCTCGACAAACTCCGCGCCGTTGAAACCCCAGCGATGAGGCAAACCGTAAAGTTGTGGACCACGGACACAAACATAGCGATCCTGTGGATAGTTGAAGAGTGCAGAACTTTTGAGGTCTCCTTTTGCGTGCTTGTTGCCCTCAGACAATAAAACATAATCGTTTGCATGCATGCCTCTAAGATGTTCAGGTGCGCTTCTCCACATCTCCAATATTTCTGCCACAGCATTCCTGGCTATTATCAACTGCGCGGATGCCCCGACGTGACCGACATTAATTTCATAAGATGGATTGAAGCTAGTTTTTCTACGAAGTTGACCTTCAACGACAGGTTCGACATCGGCGCGGGGTAATTTTGATAATTTCGCAACACGGTATTTTTCTTTATGAGTTTTAAGTGGTAGCTGTTGCGTTATTTCAATGAATCCATCTGAATCAACAATAGCGGTGGCAGGTTCCACGGCAAGTCCATCATAATGGTTAACAGAAAATCTCACATACTTCCACGTGGTAGCAGGCGGACCAAAAATCATACCTGATTTAATTTGCCCTATTTCAATGCTAACATGTATTTTGCAATTGAGATCTATTGAAATCAACAGTAGATGTCTATAATCCAACCAGTTGTTACCTCGAAGAGCTTCCTTTACCCCAAAAGAATGAGGTTCCTTGTAAACTCTGTCAGCCAATCCGTCAAGTCTAAGACGAACGTTACCAGGATTAATAGAACCACCGTAACAGGAATACAAAAGACAATTCCCGTCTCCTTTCGCTGGTATTAAACGACCGTGGTAATATTTGCTCGCAACACCTAAATCAAGAACGATTTTTGGTGGTGAATAAGCGTCTGTTAATGACTCAGGCAAGATACATGCTGGTGAACAGAGGTCCTCAACGACCTGCGATGGGTTAGCTTCTAGAACGGGGGCATCTGACACAGGGCTCTTTACGATTTCTTCGCTCGCACTAAGTTCCTGCTCAGGTATTGAATCATCAGAACAAATGTTTTTAGGTTCAGAAACGAGGTCGTGGTTGGAACCAGTTGCAGTAATAGCACTGACTTCATGGATAGCCTCATCATCGGCGTTACAAACGACATCGGTCTCAGTAGTAGTGGAGATAGCAGTTATTGGTTGCAGCGGCCTTACATGCGTTAACGGAAATTTACGAGGTGAAAAACCTAAGTTATGCAGCGGTTTTATGTTGCCTTGATTGTCCGGAACAACAAACGAAGAGGAGTCAGAATCGGAATCACGGAATTGAACAGCATCACCGAGCATGGAGTACTCTATCTCATTGTACTCGTCAACGATAGAAAAATCCCGCAGAGTATCGCCGGTGCTATATTCTGTTGGCGTGGGCGAGGGAGCAGTGGGAAAGGCGTTAACGTCAGGGGCAGGAGCAGGTAGTAACATACGTTCAAAGTCCAACAATAAAGAACTCGCCAGTGTGTCAATCTGTTTCAAGAACAGTTCAACATTCTTCGAACGTAAATCTGCGGAAGATACTTTATGGGTGCACACCAGGTAAACCTCTGATGAATTGGGGTTACTAGCAGCCGGTTTATAAACGTTAACGGCTGAAAACACCTGCAACAGAGCGTGACAAATATTTAAGAAATCAACGTCGAGAAACATTTTGATGATAGCATTAGAGCCCAGAGGAGCACACCTGATTACTTCTACTTCCGCCCTGAGTATATCTTTAGTATCAACACACTGTCGACCACGAGATGATGTTCCATCCGCCACAATGAGCGTAGGTTTTACGTCCTTCACGGCCACTTTGACCATCATCAAAACCGCGGGATCTGTCAAATCTCCAGTATCAGCTTGTATGCTATTGTAACGGTTATGGCTAAGCAAAGAGTTGTCAATCATAGTTTCAGGGGAGCCAACCGTATAGTGATGTGCGTGAATTACAACGTCAGTGAAGGATCTAAGTAAATAAGATGACATCGCACCTGGACCCGAACAAAGGTCTACAACATTACCAGTTGGTCTTATCCTAGCAGAATGAAGAATTTGATGCAATTTAAAAGAAGCCCTCGTCTTGAAGCTCTCTGGGACCTTAAGTGATGGTCTTTTGAAGTTTTCATACTTTTCAAGCGGAACCTCGCGGTCTACTCGAGTCATCACAGAACTCAAATTTTCCAGCGTTTTTGAAACTTGCATTTTCAGAAGATGATCGTATCTAGTGGCACCATTGTCCAAAGAGTAAAAATACTGCAGTATGGAGTCCCTAGCAACCAATCTAAACGAGGGAACTGAAACCAACTCGGCGAACGTAACAGCGGCATGTTTGGATATTTTTGGGCAAAACACATATTCAAGATAGTCACCAGGTTTATCAAAGTATATTATATCAGGACAGTTTGTGATACCCTTCGATTTGTAATGGTTCCTCACTCGCGAGAAATCCGCAGCGCTCCCAACGACAATAGCACATCTTTTAGTTGGTTTATGGGAGTAGCAATCACCACTTACAAGTTCAATATCCATGCCAGATATTGAAACGGAGCTGCGATTAATGGTGTAGTGATAGATTCCGAGTTCGGGATTTGTTGACAAAACGAAGAAGTAATCCTGCGTGTGTGGAATTTTTACTTGAGTGTCCCTAGGCAATGGTGGTTTTCCTTCAGTAAAATTTTTTACAAGAATAATGTAATGACTTCCAAGGTCCAAAGTGCTGACAGTGCTGGAGCATCGCGATTGTATGTAGTTTGATACTCTCACCGCGGGATAAATGTAAACGACAGCTAGAACACTTTGATCTTCGAAATCGCGCGAGCAATCTGATGAAGAAGAGTCATATCGGAATATAACGATTTTCTCTCGCAATTTAATTCGGAAGGTGCATTGACGAGTACCGCGCTCGTATTCATAATGCTCACGGTATTTACTGCGGACAAGCTGCTTAGCGAAGCGCGAAGCGTAATTAGAGACTTCATCTATAGTCATGATCGGCGCGGAAAAAGCTTTCTCCACTTGATTGAATTTATTCAGCCGTAGGAATTTTGTGGGCAATTCATCCTTAACACTCCCCAGTATATAAGTTCTATCGGCGACAAAATATGCATGTTCATACATGTAGGAAAGCACTCTATGTAGCACAGTTATGAACTGCACTTTATCGATAGTTACACGAGAACCTCTAAGGTACGCGTCGAATCCTGGAAATTTGTCCTTAGTGGTGGTGGAAATAATCTCACAATCCGTATTGGTAAGTTGTATATCAAAATCTAAAAGGACAGTCTGCAAGTTATCAATATCCGCAACTACGGAATATGCTGATAAGGGAGTAACAACGTGGGCAACTGGCAACCGCAAGAAATCATAATTAATGGGAGCTGGGAGCGCGACTGCAGCAGATCTGTCTAATTTTGTGACGGGAATAGGACTAACACCATCTTCACCAAACTGAAGGTAATCGGAAGCGGAATTGGTGAGAAGAGAGAAGAGGGATAATTTTTCACGTGTAAGAGAAGGGAAACTGGTAGAACGAACATCCGGCACAGTCTCACAAGAAGCAAATTTCTTGAACCAATCACAGAAGGTCAAAGAATCCCTATCAACAAGAATTCTACGAGGTCGCTCGGAATACCTCACAATTGGGTACTTTTGATTTTCTTTAAAAGCAGGTTTCAGGAAAGTGTAAAAAGCGAAAGTGTCTTCATCCATTTCATTACTGGTAGCCTCCTTAGGGCGGACGTAACTAAACCTTTTACGTTTATTTCCGAATAGAAATTCCCAAACAGCGGAAACGAAAGAGAAACAACCACCCTCTCCTTTGTTAGGTGACACCCTTCGCTCCTTTTCACTGTTCATAAGCGATGATAAAACGTTACCGTTGCAATACTTCTTAGTGAAAACCAACATATATATCGCGTGAGCGAGATCGTGAGCTTCGGTAGCTGTTAATTTTTCTCTTTCTCTTATAGTGACACCACCCAAGACTATTGCATGTTCTGCGCTACGTATGTAATCGTAGATGTATTTAGGTAAATATTTACCATCATCAAGCGTGAGAGCATATTCATAAACCAAATTAAAGAATCTTTCATGCACAGTTATAGTACAAGGTTCAAGCAACAAATGTGAAGCGTTTGGATCTTGCGGTAGGTGCCAGTGATAGTAATGAACATCAATCCAAACATCAGGAAGAGAAGACCACAGATAATGCGCAGGACTGCGAGCGCTGGGATCAAAAATCCTTGTGAATTCAAGGATGTAGACACCGCCCCTATTGCCTTTTATCTCTACAGTGTAAGCGGTGCCATCGTCAGCTATAAGCCTGTTACATAGGAAATATGACAAGTAATTACGGAGATTATGAATATAGCAGTAGCTATTGTCTCCTTCGAACCCGAACGTGATGGATTTGAAAGCATCGTCTATGACCCACGTTGCGCCGAGACCAGGTATTGTGCCAACGTTACTCATAAGAATTTCGACAGCAAAAATTGCTGATGCGTAGCATTTAATTATACCCTTTCGCGCTAGACCGGTTGCAAAGTCATTTGGTGGTATGTCATAAATGGAGTGGATCGCGACGCCAAAGATAGATTTTCTATTGCAATTTTGAAACCTTGATGAACAAGTGAGTATCTCGCTATTCAACTGTTTGAAATCCCTACCAGAAAGGTACATGTTTATTGTGCGGTCAGCTTGACGTTGTTGATCGTAATCATCAAGCATAGGGTTACAAGAATGGACGTATTTATAACCATCAGACAGAATCTTGTCCGGACTACCTCCAATGTCAGTAATGAAATCGTCATGTTGTGAAGGTGGGCCCCTGTCACTTGAAGCTTTGAGAGTCAATTCAAAGAAATACTTTCTCTCTAGAAACCGAAAAACAGCTGCGACCGGATGTGAATGCTTAACCGACTGAGTGAATTCCATTTTGAATTCAGGCCAATTAGATTCAACGTGATGTTGTTGTTCATTGGTCATATGGTAAACAATCTTAACTGAGGGGCGATCAGTCCCTTTAGGCATTGATCGTTCAAGAAGACCGACTATACCACTGTCAACAGCGTTGCGGAGAGAAGAAGATTTCTCATTAAGCAAACTCCTAACCAAAGTAGATATCTCATCCGATATCCTGTTCTCCCCTTGAAGGGAGAGGACGGTTTTCGCTAATGCGATTGAGTCCAGGTTGTTAGCCATAACGTAGGTCAAAGACCGAATGAGGTCAGTAACCAAAGTATGGGGCAAAAACCCGAATGCAAAC